TTCGACAACGAGCGCCTCCGCAAGATCGTCGGCGCCACGGGCAAGCACATGAGCCGGGGCTCCTTCCCCCGCGTGGTCATCATGCACGAGAAGGACGGCAAGGAGCCCAAGTCGGCGGTCGGCAGAATCCCGGCCCTGAAATACGAGGAACGGGATGGGGTCGGGTACATTGTGGGCGACATGGAGGTGGGAAGGGACATCTTCGACCGCTTGATCGCCACCAACGCCTTCCCCAGGCGTTCGGCTGAGATCTGGTCCGAATCCAACCACCTGAGCGAGGTGGCGCTGCTGGGCCGCGAGACCCCACGGCGCCCGCTTCCCGACACGCACTTTGAGCGTGCCGGCCTGAAGATCACCTTCTCGAAGTCCAACCACGACCTCGCCGGGGTCGGGGGCGGGCTGAACACCTTCGTCCCGGCAGCAATCAAGGAGGAGGCTTCCATGCCTTCAGACCGAGACTACGGAGCCGAGCTCGATGCCATGAAGTGCGCCATCGACGACCTGGCCGCCACGATGAAGAAGAAGTTCGGCGAGGACAGCGACGAGGACAAGGCCGAGATGGCCGGCGAAGGCATGGACTTCCAGGCCGACGAGGAGGAGGCCGAGGAGGGTGGCGAAGGCGTCCACATCGACATCGGCAGCCACGACGACGAGAGCGCCGAGATGGGCATGGACGAGGAGGAGGAAGTGATTGCCTCCCGTTCCACCTACGCCCTGCGCTCGGAGAACGCCCGCCTGAAGGCCCGCATGAGCCGCCTCGAGGCCGAGGTCAAGCGCGAGCGCTTCTCGCGTGAGATCGAGATCATGGAGCAGGAGGGCTACCGCATCCCCGAGGGCCAGCGTCCCGCGCTCCTGGCGCAGCTCGCCTCGGCCAAGGACCCGGTCGCCCTGCTGGAGTCGTGGCGCGAGCTGTTCTCGCGCGACCCCATCGGCGCCAAGATCGACATGAGCCGCGCGTCCATGCCCAAGGCGATGGCCGTGGGCGACGTCGGCGACCTCGTCAAGCAGTTCGCAGGCAAGCCGGATGAGTTTGCCAAGGCGATCAACTCCCGCATCAACAAGCGCTGAGGCGCAAGGAAACAGACACCCATGCTCAACTTCTCCCCCAACCTCGTCGCGGGCGGGACCATCAACCCGTACCGCATCGTCAAGATGGACACGACCGCCTTCACGGGCGTGGCCGCCACCGCCGCCGCCGACTACGTCGTGGGCGTCACGGACGGCTCCACCCGCCGCTTCGACGCGACGGCCAACGCCTCGTCGGGCGACCCGATCAGCCTCCAGCCCTCGAACGTGGTTCAGATCGAGGCAGGCGGCAACATCACCGCAGGCCTGGGCCTGATCCCGTCGACCGCAGGCGTGGCGATCACGGCTGCCGGCTCGGGCAACGTGCCCATGTTCGTCGCCCTGGAGGCTGCCGCCAGCGGGCAGATCTTCTGGGCCTACCGTCTCCCCGCCACCAAGGCGCTCTGATCCAAACGGACCTTAAGGAGGTCACACAATGGCTTACGTCGCAGTCGGTGGCGGGCTCAACACCTACGTCCCGTCCACCAACGCCCTCGCAACGGGCGCTCTTCAGGTCGAGTTCACCCGTGCGGTGAACACGTTCCCCATCACCAAGTACGCGCAGATCGTCCCGGTCAACCAGATGACCGGGTACTACCTGCGCCTGGATTCGGACGACAACGTCCGCATCACGGACATCAACGCCTTCCAGTGGCCGCTGGGGAACGACCGTCCGGTCGGCTCCACGAACCAGCACGACTTCGTGCAGTTCGCCTGCCAGCGCTTCGCGTATCCGTTCTACATCCCGAACGAGACCGTGAAGCAGGCCGCCTGGGACATCGTCGCGCAGCACGCCCGCGCCAAGGCGCAGCTGGCCATGACGGGCCGCTGCATCCGCACCGCGACCGCGCTGACGACCTCGGCGACGTTCAACGCCGTGGGCAACTACGCGGCGACCGGAACGGCCAGCCCCGGCGGCGGCGTCTGGACGACCTCGCCGACCAACATCATCCAGAAGGCGATCCAGGGCATCCTGCAGCGCATCTCGCTCACCACGGGCGGTGCGGTGCGGGCCGAGTACGACGTGATGATGGTCATCTCCCCGACCGTCGCCAACCTGCTTTCGCAGACCACGGAGGTTCGTGACTACGTCAAGAACTACCCTGCGGCCATGCCCTTCCTGCAGGGCTCGGACACGTTCGCCATGTACGGCCTCCCGCCGAACCTCTTCGGCGTGCAGGTGGTCGTGGACGACAGCGTGCGCGTCACGACCCGCAAGGGCGCGTCGAGCACGACCCGGCAGTACATCTACGGCAACTCGGCCGTCTTCGTGAGCCGCCCCGGCGGACTGATCGGCGTCGAGGGCTCGACGAGCTTCTCGACCGTGCAGATCATGGCCTTCGAGGACATGACCGTCGAGAACTGGGACGACCCGAAGGACCGCCGCATCGAGGGCCGCGTGATCGACAACAGCACGACCGAAGTGGTCGCGCCCGTGTCGGGCTACCTCGTCGCCGACGTCACCGCCTGATCGGTTTCGGAGTGGAAGGGAAAGGGGGGAGGGCGCTTCGGCTCCCTCCCCCCCTTTCGTGAACGGAGGCACGCATGGCATTCGCCACCTACGCCGACCTTGAGAAGGAACTGGACGCCCGGATCATCGCCGAGCTCTGCTCGGACAACGGGGAGGACTCCGCGCCCCCCAACCCCATCACGACGATGGCGCTCGAGCGCGCCACCGCGATGATCAAGAGCTACGCCCGGGTGGGGAACATCTACACCGACCTCGACCTGACGACGCTGGCCGCCGCGAGCGACTGGCTCCTCGTCGGGCTGACCTGCGACCTGGCGACCGAGGTGCTGTTCCAGCGCCGGGGCATGGTCGTGCCGCCGGCCGTGGAGGAGCGCCGCAAGCGGGCCTACGAGATGCTCGAGCACCTGCGGGACGGGCGGCAGATCTTCGGCGCCATCGCCAAGGCGGCCGACGCTGGCCTGCCCGAGGTGCGGGCGACCCCCCTGCAGACGCTTGCCTACTACAACCAGGTGAGCTCGAGCAACTTCTTCCCGTCGCGCAAGCCCAACACGATGCCAGGAGGCTGACGTGGCCTTCGGCTTCGGCGGCAGCAGCTGGCAGAAGCGCGTGGCGGCGGCGCTAGGCGACCCGCGCATCCTGCAGGGCATCTCCCAGGCCGTGGCGGCGGCGGCGAAGCGCCACATCGCCAAGAGCGAGGGCCGAGGCCCGGGCGGCTCTGCGACCGCCCTGAAGCCCCTGAAGAGCCTAGACACCGAGTTTTGGACGAAGACCAAGCCCAAGCAGGGGCCGATCCTGGGCACGCGCAAGCGCGTTGAGATGCGGCAGAAGAAGGCCAAGGACGGCCGGGTCACCATCAAGCCCACGGAGGTGACCGAATACCTCGTCAAGGGGCAGTCCTACCGCGACGGCGGGCAGCCGCTGCGGGACACAGGGAACCTCGTACGCAACCTTGGGGCCAGGACGGCCCGCATCGGCGCGACCCGGCTCGAGATCACCCTGACCGGGCCGAAGTACGCGATCTACCAGGAGCTCGGCTTTGAGACCTCCGGGCCGAACTACGTCCCGCTGACGCGCAAGGGCGTGCGCCAGCACGCGACCGGGCAGAACCCCGAGAAGGAGGGGCTGGTGCGCGGCAAGGACTTCCTCATGGCATGGGGCGGCGTCAAGGTGCCCGCGCGTCCGTTCCTCGTCCCCACGGACAAGGAATGGGCGGGCATCGGCCGCACGATTAGACTAGCGCTGAGCAAGGTGCTCAAAGGAAGGACGAACTGATGCCTACGGCGATCTTCGTAAGCGGACCGACCAGGATTGAGTGGAACGACGGCATGGGTTGGGCAGAGCTCGGCGAGTGCGACAACGACAATCTCCCCCAGGTCACATGGAACGACTACCAGCACGAGGTGCGGACGTCATCGAGCGGCGGCACGCCCGAGGAGATCGTCCTGCAGAACACGGACGCGACGATGTCGTTTACGCTGGTCAAGTGGGACGCCACGGAGCTCGCGCAGCTTGAGGCGCGCCAGCGCGGGGCTTCCGGACAGACCACGGTGGGCCGCATCTTGGTCGCCGATGGCGGCACGTTCGCCATCCGCATCTGGCCCAAGACGGCCGGAAAGACGGTCTACACGTTCGGGCGCTGCTACCTGCCTCCGAACGGCGTGGCGCACTCCAACTTCGGCAACGTCGAGCGCAGGCTCGGCATGACGGTCAAGGCCGTTCCAGACACGACCAACGTCCTCTACACCACGGGAACCAGCACGTGATCGACCTGAACGAGAACGACGACCCCCTGCTCTTCCGCGCCCAGGTGCCTGCCGGCAGCCTCATCGTGCAGTGGAACGAGATGCTCGCGGTCCTTGCCAAGCCTGCCGCCGGCGAGCCGGGAGTCCAGGACGTGGCGGCGGCCATCCGCAAGGTGTCGCGGACGCCCGAGGTGGCCACGCAATCAACCGACGAGGTGCTCTTTGCGGTATTCGCCCGCATGGGCAAGGCGGTGGAAGCCGCGGGAAACTGACCAGGGGGGCCGCCCTCTTCCTTGCGACGTACGGCCGTCCCCCGAGCGACTTTGACCAGGAGACTGCTATGGGCCTCATGGCGAACATCCCGATGGTCGAGGCCCGCAGGGCGCTGTCGTTCGCGCAGGGCATCGCCGTGGCGTTCGGGTCGCCCGAGGCGGCCGAGGGCGTCGTGCGGCAGGCCACGGGCAGCGACGAGCTCGCCTGGAGCATCCGCATGGGCCTGCAGCACCAGATGCACGGGAGGGGCCGCTGATGGCCGTGCAGGCGAATGCCGACGTGTGGAACGCGCTCGTCGCGGACCTGAAGGAGTGGATGGACGAGGCTGGCTACGGCATCGCCGTCTACCTCCGCGAGGCGCCCGGGCAGGACGTGACGGCGCAGTACGCGATCCAGGTGATCCCGGGCGGCGACACGGCGCGGCACCCCATCAGCGGCGTCGGCCTGCTTGAGTCGCAGGTGCAGCTCGTCGTCTGGTGGCGCAACCTATACGACCCCGTCCACAAGGCGACCCTGCGGATCGCAGGTGAGCGTGGCATCGAGCAGTTCATCGACGGCCTGCGGACCCGCATGATCCAGAACACGCTCGGCGGGCGCCTGACGATCCCGTTCACGTGGCGGTCGGGCGGCAACGTCGAGCAGGTGGATGACCTCGTGGGCTGGATGCGCGGAACGGAGACCTTCGTCTGCGCGTTCGAGATCGAATGGAGCGTGCAGTGATGGAAGACCTCGGACGCATCGTCATCGACGTGAACGCGACTGGCGACGGGGCCGCTGGCGGCGGGCAGGGCTCACGCATGATGGACCGCGTGGGTGGCGCGCTAACGGTGGCCGGGGGAAGCGCGATGCAAGCGGGGGCGATGGCGCTGGCGCAGTCCGGCGGCATCGGCGGCGCCATTGCTGGCGCGCTGGGCGCGGCCGGTCCGGGCGGCGTTGCTGTCGCCGCAGCCCTTGGCGGGATGGTGGTGGGCAGCGTTGCGGTCAAGAAGTCCTTCGACGTCTTGAACGATGCCGCGAAGCGCTTGACGGACTCCCTGCGAGACTACAGCCCTGCGGTGATGATCGCCGACGCGATGAACGACATCCGGATGATGCAGGAAAAGTTTCAGGCGGCTGCCACGTATGGCCCGCAGCTGGCGCAGCGACAGATGGCGGAGGGACGCATCGACCGGGCGTTGTTCCAGCTGTCGGCGGCGCTTGGAGGCATCAGTGCGGCGGTGGTGACGCCCATCCTTGAGATGACGGCGTCCATATTGGAGGCAATCGTCAAGCGCTTGGTGCCCGCCATCATGGAGGCCATCCGGACGGTCCTGAACGTGGCCATCCAGATCGCCGTGGCAATCCGAGACTATTTCCCGAACAACGAGAAGATCTTCTGGGCGACCGTGGCGGTGCAGGCAACGCTCGGCGCAATGGTCATCAGCCTCGACAAGATGGCGGCGGCCCAGCAGAAGCAGGCAAACGACACCAACGAGCCTTTCCTGGCCGACCTGCGCCTGATGGGAACCCCGATATGACGGCCAAGCCAGGAGCCCCGGTTGCGGCGACCGCTCGGCCGAAGCCGGCGCAGATTGCAATGCCGTTGCAGGCATCGGCCGTGGCGCTTGCCAAGATCGCCGCTGCGCAGCAAGCCATCGTGCAGGGCAATGCACCGTTCCTGGCAGACCTGAGGCTGATGGGAGCCAAGCCATGACCACGCCGACCGGAAACGCCTTTCTGTCGTTCGACTACGAGGGCCGGAACTACGACCTTGGGTTCGTGAACATTCAGCAGTACGACCAGCGTCCTGAGTACGCGCAGGACGGGTACACGCTCAATCGATACGCGCTGACGGTGAGCGGCACGGCGCTGATCGCAGACGGCGTGACGACGTTCACCGAGCTGGCCGAGAAGTTCCGGGATGGAACGGGGCGCGTGGACAGCGTGGACCTTCGCATTGTGTCTGGTGGCTCGGAAAGCGTCGTGGCGATTACAAGCCCGGACGCCATGCGCGGGCCTTTTCTGCACCTGACCGCCACGGACGTTGTCGGCCGGCGGGCATTGCTGATTACGTTCACGCTGATGGCGTCGCTCAACAAGGCAAGCCCATTCGGGGACGTGACACCCGACAACGACTTCCCGGTCATCTCACACTGCTGGACGCAGTCGTTCTCGCTCGACGCGACGGGACTGGTGACCCGCACGGTGCGCGGCACCCTGACGGTCGACCTGGGATCGATTGGCGTCAATACTTCCCCCGTGATGGACAACCAGGCAATACTGGTCAACGACACCGTGCCGTGGGCCGACTTGTTCCGGCGGGCCGTGCTCCCGACCGTAGATGGCACGAGCATCTGGCGCCGCAGCAGCCAGACCTTCGCCATCAACGAGAGCGGCAACCAGCTCACGTACGAGTTCCAGGACGAGCAGGCGCGGACCAACCTTCCGGACGGCGCGTATCAGGGCAACTGCGAGTTCAGCTACGAGCGAATCCGCAACAACATCGCCTACGCGAATTTGCGCTTCTCCTGCGACTTGACGGGGGAGGTCAACGGAGATGCCCGCGCACTGCTTTGGGCGGCCGTGGAGCTTGCCACGACGCGCATCCCCTTTGACAAGGCGATCATCGACCGCCTGAGCGTGCAGGAAAAGGAGATGATGACCAAGGCGTCGATCCGCCTGGAAGTCGATGCCCGGGCGCCCGCCACCTCGACAGAAAACCCGACCGCAAACCAAGTGGGCGTGCCATTGGCTCGTCTGGTCGGAATTGCGTTCACCGTCACCCGCACCTGCTCGTTCACGGTCGGCGCATACGGGGGCGCGACGAACGGCGTTCACGGCATCCCGCACTGGAGCCAGAACAGGCTGTCCGCCAAGCCCGAGGGAATTCAGGACGTCCGGGTGGCGGCCATTGTTGCCGTCGTGGAGGATGTGTGCCCGTTGGGGACGCCTGCCACGGTGCTGCTTGTTCCCGACACCGACCTCGCCTCCGCAAACAGCCTGATTGTGCAGGGGCCGTTCGGCAACGAGCAGATCGCGTCGTTCAACTCAAGCGGCGAGACTACGACGGTCGAGAAGGCGTTCACGGTCACGGACG